TTTATGAAATTCTTCCTCAGCTTATTGAATTGTGGGGACTGAACACAGCAACGCAAGTAGAATCTAAAAAAAACATCGCCAGACTGACCGCCCGATGACAACCCCTCTTTTTCTCCTGAGATGCAAACAGCTCGGTCTTTCTATGACCGAGCTGGATTTGCTTACGATTGGATTAATAAACGACATGTTCACGGAACGTGAGAATGATGAATATTCAGGGTGGAATGAGGTCGCTGGACAGGCGGATTTTGATGCGTTTTGAATCAACAAATGTGTGCTTGTAACCAAGCTAATAACTGTTCAGAAGATATTTCTCCGGCAGCTACACCAAGAATCAACCGTGTTAATTCTTCACCTTCATAATCAACATCAATTCCATTTAACATTAGAAAAATAAGCATTACATGAGTTCCGATTCTCTTGTTTCCATCAACAAATGCGTGATTTTTAATTAAACTGTATCCTAACTGTGCTGCCTTATCCATTATTGTAGGATACTATTCTATTCCTGCAAATGTTTGAAACGGAGCATTCAAAGCCGATTCCAGTAAACCTTCATCACGTATTTCAGGTGAACCTCCTGACTGAGCAATGACATCTCTATGAAGCAGTATAACTTGTTGTTTTGTCAGACGAATCATTTCGCAAGCTCCTTATATACAGCAGCATTTCGTTTTAATAACTTTTTGGAAATTTCAAGAACATCTTCATCAGATGCAGTTTCATCTGTTTCGGTATCATCAAATACCCGTATTTCATAGCGTGGCTTATTGTTCTTAAAGATGATTGCTGTTCCATATTGGTCAACCGTTCTGGCAACCATAGAAAAATTCTGGTTTGCTTCGGTCATAGAAAAAATTGTGTTTGTATCAATGTTCATACGAACACCCCCTTTTTATTTATTATATCATAAAGTTAGGATAAATTCAACCTATTTTTCAAAAAAAGTGAGGTGAAACCACAGTGGCAAACAGAATCAAAGGCATCACCGTTGAGATCGGCGGTGATACGACCAAGCTGTCCAAAGCATTAGAGGGTGTAAACAAGAACATAAAAAACACCCAGTCACAGCTAAAAGACGTAGAAAAACTCCTGAAACTTGACCCGAAGAACACAGAACTACTTTCACAGAAACAGAAACTTCTCGCTGACAGCATTTCTGCTACAAAAGATAAACTTGCAACGCTGAAAACTGCCGCAGAACAGGCAAATACTGCTCTTGCAAATGGCGACATCACACAACAGCAGTATGATGCATTGCAGCGTGAAATTGTCGAAACAGAAAATGAACTGAAACGTTTGGAATCAGAAGCCAAAAATGCAAATTCTGAACTTGCTAAAATCGGTGAGGCAGGACAAGTCCTCCAGAATGCAGGCGATAAAATTTCAGGTGCAGGTGAAAAACTTCTGCCTGTTACAGCAGGTGTGACGGCTCTTGGAACTGCTGCTGTGAAAACCGCCTCTGACTTTGATTCTGCAATGTCAAAGGTTGCTGCTGTATCCGGTGCAACGGGTGATGATTTACAGGCTTTGCGTGATAAAGCACGTAAAATGGGTGCAAAAACAAAGTTTTCAGCGTCAGAAGCTGCTGAAGCGATGAACTATAT